GCGTTCTCTGTACCATGCTTAGATTTCTTTAGCATCATCTCAATTTCTCCACGCTGCTCATCGCTGAGGTCATCATTGAAGAAGTTGAATAAATACCCGGCACTAAACCCGTTCTTTACATTGTTGTGAACGAAATTTCCAACCTCTGCATCAGCTTGAATATACGGCAATCCACCCATGTATTCAGGATAAGGATAAGCCCCTAAATCAGGTCTGTAATCTTTATAGTAAATTATGTATCTTTTGTTCGCATCCGGATTCTCATTTGGGTCAAATGGGTAGAACGTAACGAAGTCTTTATTGTCCTTCGGACGGGTTGATCTCCAATCGGAAGTATAAAAGTAAAGTTTGGGTAGCTCCTTCCCGTTCTTGTCATACTCAGGTTTACTTTCCCTGATGTATGAGAAATCCAAATGATAAGGCATTATCCTTTTACCTGCCTTATCCCAGATGACCTCAACCGCAAACCCACCCTGAATGATTCTATCTAAAATACACCGCTGAGTAACTTTTGATTTTTCAATCTTCCTGATAAAAGACTTCAATTCAATTAACTCAGTTGTTGGATTCAATCCCGTAGCATCCACTGACCAACCCTTTCCGTATGTATAACGAGATTTGGCATCTATAATAGCATGATGTTTTGTTGAGGTTTGATACAAGAAATTATAGAATTGCGGTTGCAGATTTTTCCACCCCTTAACCGTTCCGTTAATTACCCAGTCGAGTTGACGATCAACCTTAAATTCAGGCAACTCTAATGCCCCGAACTTTTCCAACTTTTGCGATCTGCCAAAATAATAAATGCTCATATCTTAATAACTAACCTCATGCGCTACGTAAGTAATGTCTATCTCATGTGCGACGTATTGACTTGCCTCTGAATCATACAACCTCATCTGCCCTCGCTCTACAATCGTTAACCCCGTTGGATCTAAATTGCTTGAACTTGACTGCTCATAAATCGTATAGTGATACAGTCCTACATTGCCCAATATTATCTTATTCGCACCGCTTCCAGAGTTTACAACCTCGATATTAAAAAGGTTAGCACGCTGTCTGGCACTCCCAGCAACTGATACATCGGTAAAAACCTGATAATACTTTACCTTCGTTTGGTCGTTTTGAAACTCAAACAAATAATATACAGGGTTAAGCGTCGTTTTCTCGTACAACGTTAATGCTATATTCGTGTTATTCGTTGCCTTCTGAAGTATCACGTTTTTTCTTCTTTGGTTTTTCCTCTAACACTTCTGCAACCGGAGGAAGATTCATTTCAAATACGTCTAATTCCAGAACTTTGTAAAGGGCAAAATTCTCTGGATCATCCGTTATCACGCCCTTAAAGTTACAGCCATTCTTTGTTGTCTTGTTGTAACCAATTCCTAAACACTCCTTGCGTATCATCATACCGTAAAGTTAAAAAAAAAGAGTGAATTTTTCGTCACTCTTTCTCCTCATGTTTTTATTAATGGTTACGAGTTTTCACCATCAACCAATATAGTGGCCATTAATGCTGATGCAACCGTATATCTGTTTTGTTCTCTCGAAGTAAACGAAAGGTTATAACCATTCATCTCATTCATTGCTTTCCCAGACATACCCTCAACAGTTAATAGCTCTGCGCCATTCTCATACCCGAAAGCATGGTACACATCGTTGTTATCTTGTACGATAATCATTAACGGAGTACCCTGAGCAAGTTTCAACTCAACTGATTTTGTTTTTGACAATTTGTAAAGCGATGCTGTTACAATTGTTTCAAGAACGTTCGACCCCGTCAACGGGTCAGTTGTTGAGGTTCCCACAAACGATACAATCTCTTTTCTAATTTTGTAACGTTTAAATGAAGTGCCGGCATCCTGAGTTAAAGCAGTAATCTCACCACCCGAAATGGTTGCACCGCCTGCCACGTTATCCCAATCAGTAATGAGAAGTGACCCCTGCTTAATTCCGCCAGCGCCATTATTACACTCGTAATCAAATCCGGTTGTTAATACACAAGCCATATTTAATGATTTAAAAGAAGGAGGAATTTCACCCCCTTCGTTATTTAGTTAATTCTTATGATCCGTGAATTGTAAACTCAACCACATCTTCAGTGAAGTACACTTGGCATCCACGTGAGAATTGAGCATCAATTAAAATTTTCTCATTCGTAACCGGGTCAATTCTTGAAGTAAATTCTTTGTCAGATTCAAGGTCTACTCCGATAACCAAGTTTGAAGGATAAGTCAGGAACATTCTTCCGTAAGTTGAAAGCTGACCAGCGGTTAACCCGTAAGTAGGTTTTAATGTCACATTTGTTCCGAGAATTTTTGCAATATTTTCTTGCCCGCCTGAACTTGCAAAATAGTTAGCGTTTTTTGTAGCAACTCCATACATCTGATACCATGTCCAAGGCATATAACATACCAAGTCAGTTCTGAACTTTAAATTATTTGGTATTGCCAAAAACATATTATCCATGATGGTGATAATATTCGATGTCGTTACGCTTGTCTCGTTCGACGTGTTGCCATCTACCGGTGAACCGGCATCAATTAACTTAATCCAGCCATCATACTTGTTGTAGTTGGCTGCACCTGAAGTGGTGTCACCTTGCCAGTCGGCAATCTCAACCGCTTGATTTAATAGCGCTGTTTTTTCAGCCCAATAAACTTTTGCAAATTCTTCCGGCATCATCTGCTTACCATTCAGTAAACCTTCCTTTAACATCGTTTGTGACCACTTCCCGGCAAGATCATCTAAGCAGATATCCTCTGCAATTCTGATACGACCAACGGTCAATGTTTTATCAGTCAACGTGGTTGTGCCTGCTGCACTACGTGAGCAACCACCGCCAGATTGAAATATAACATCTGATTCCAGATAATGAAGTTTTGTTGACCCCTTAACACCTGTTTGAAGCGTAACACCAGCGGCGGTCATCTCCGGTGAAACTTGAATTGCACCTACCAATGGAAAATCTAAATTCTCAATGTAGGCTGATAATGCTGATACGTCTAATGACATAGTTTTACTTGTTTAAAAATTTGTACTTACTTTCTTTTTTCTCGAACGCAAACCCTTTGTGTTGAGGTTGTGCTGGTTCCTTCGCTGGTTCACCCATCAATTTTGCAAGGGCTTCCTCTGTTGCTTTTTTAAATTCATTGAACTGAACTTTTAAAGCGTCATTCTCTTTATGCAGAAAATCACTTTCTTTTTTTAGTGATTCATTCTCTTTTCTCAACTCATCTACCGAAGCGGAAAACTCAGACACCTTTTCGATTCTTTCAATTAGGCGTTTAACGTTTTCGTTTGCCGGGGAAGCCTCTGGTTTCTTTTCGCTGCCAAGCTCTGCATTATCTGTTGTAGCCTCAACCACTGAAGCAACAACCCCATCAACTTCAACAACTATTTTGCGACCATCAGATAATTCATATTCTCCAACCGGAGCAGGGATAGGCGCACCTTCGGAATCATATAGCACAATAGCAGCCCCAACCTCAACGGCTGGTTCAATTGTTACCTTAGTAGCGCCATCAGCCAACATTAAATCCTCAAACTTTTGAGGCACTTCTTGTTTTTCAAACACGTTTTTCAACGCAGTGAAAAGCTCTTTAAATTCGTTCATCATTTTATTGAATTTATTATATAAGTTTTTCGGCTCCGTAACTGTAACTTTTTGAGCAAAATATTTGTCAATTGCTTCCTCAATGAATTTTCCCTCAATTGAAAATCCATTGTAAATTCCATCTAATGCTTTCTGGTACACCTCGTCATTGTCACACTTAACAATTCCAAACCAGCTACCATCAGCCTCAGTCTTGAAACCTTCAGGGGCTTTAATACCTTTTGCAGAATCCATCTGCCAATGATTAAGCACATACACACCCTCCGCAAGTTTACCGGTCTGGTGCATCTCATTCATGTTTCTGTTCAGCCCGTTAAATGCGAAATTCTCAACTATCCCGTTGATTGATTCTTTTGGAAAAACAACCTTGAAGGCTCCACGCTTTGCATCAACACGCAGAATCTCCATATCGGCTATCATGAAGTAGCCCATTAATTTTCTCTCTGCCTTGTCAAATTCTTTGAATTGGAAATGACCCTCTTTTTTGAAGGCCATGAAATGAGATTCAATTGCTGGTTCATCAACAACCGCAATTTGAAACTCTAATTGATTCCCTTTAGGGAGTACTAACTTTACAACGTCCATACGACGTTATAAGTTTTTCAGACTTTTTTTTGTAACTTTTATTCGATTGGATATGATTTCTCCTTTACTCCCTGCCTATACCATCAGTGTCTTTTAACCTTTAATGTTGGTTAACACAGAAAAAGAATATTTGCGCTCCCTGACGTTTGTTTCAAACGTGGATAGATTACCATAATATCTATCTCTTTTCGCTCACACTAAACGTCG